ATTATCAAACGTTTCTGAGGTCTGTTGTGTTTCATTTTCATAGCTTGTCAATTACTCCCTTGTAAAACTCTTTGGAAATTATACCACTTATACTGAGTTTGGTTGAGGCTACACGAAAAACAAAAAGTGCCGTTTTTGCGGCACTTTTTCTATGGAGTAGACGGGAGTCGAACCCGTAATGCTATCTTTTTCACAAACGTTGAAAATAGCGCAAATGCTGATTATTGCGTGATTTGCTGTGTTTTTATTATTTCGTACTTGGTAACAAAATGTCCTAAAAAGAAGCCATTTTTCCTTACTATGCAACACGAAATGCAACACGAAATCTTACTTTTGTAACTTTGTATTTTCATAGAAAAAGCGGAGAGCATTTCACCCTCCGCTTCTTATCATTTCAGCATATCTCTTATTCTCTGTAATCGCGCCTGGTAATCACTGTCCTGATTGCCGGTATAAGTACCGTTTATCATTGCAGCTATCTTACGCTGGTTCTCATTACTTGCCCCAGATCCATAAACACTGTCGTAGGTCCCGTCAAGCATAGCCTGTATCTTTGCCTGTGATTCTTCATGGCTGCTTGCCACCGGATCCGTATACGTTCCGTCCAACATACTCTGAATCTTTTTATAGTTGGATTCTTTATATCCACTATAATCTCCGATGCCTGTCTTCTGTGCATAGTACCAGTACACTCCGGGATAGCCGTTATAATCATATGCGGTCTGTGCTTCTTTTGACAGATTTCCGATCAATAACGATAAATAATATCCCTTATCCTCATCAGATCCCGGAATATCCGCTACGGCCGCAACCTTGTCCTCTGCCTTGTTGCTATCCATACTCTGTTTAATTCCGAGAAATGTTGCAACGCCGGCGGCCCCCTTGTCCTGATAGATCTCATACATCTTCTTATATGTTTGGGATGATTCAATATCATATCCAAGGAGTTCCGTCTTTGCCAGTGCATCTGCAAAATTATACAGATCTGCTATTGCACCGGCTTTCTGATCGTCACTCATATTATTATAGGAAGCGGAGTTAATCAGTGCCGATGCCATACCGTATGCATTCTGCCCCATGATACGCTGATACTCAGAATATTGCTCACTGTTCAACTTTACTGTTTCCCCATTGATTTTATAGCTCCATGCCGCCTTCTTGGGAAATACAGCGGCGTCACCGGTGGAAGCATACAGATCGTTGATTTCATCATCAATCGGTGTTTCCCTGATATTACCAATCTGTCCGGGATTCAACAGGTTAGCTAATGCTGCCTCCCCCGTGGAATCCTGCCGTTTGATGGGATTTCCCCAGGTATCATAGGCAACCGGCAGTGTCTGCGACATACCAGGAATCTTTGACTTTGCCTGATTGATGATGTTATTCAGCTTGCTAGTATTATCATAGGTAACTCTTTGTGTAGTATCATCAATACGTGCAGCAGCTCCTAACTGTGCCGGAATCCATCCGAGAGGTGCTTCCAAAAACGTGTCTGCAATATTCTCTGCCGGCGTACCATTTCCACCGAATATATCAGTCAACGTCTGTAAAGGAGACAGATCTGACCAAGCATTTGTAGCTGCCACAGCTCCCTGATAAATCGTATCCAATGCGCTATCAGAATCTTTCTGACACTGGTATATCGTTGCACCAAGAATCAGTGGAATAGATGCAGGTTGCAACCAGTCAAAAGTATAATAGTTATCTCCTACCTTGACAGAATATGCCAGTTTGCCATGAGATTTTTCCCACTGCGCCTCATCCTTATCATCTGACAGTGCACCCTGGATGACACCTGACTGTGCCAGTGCATATCCCACCGCAATAGCTGCAGTTCCAGTTGCTCCCTGTCCTAAAAGAGTAAGGGCATTTGATACCTCCACATTACTCTTAGCATTTTTTAATTTTACCAATGCATTCGCAACACCAACAGGACTATAATCAATACCCCTCATGGCAATGTTAGCAGGTGTTTTTGTAAAAGGCATCACAATGTCACCTGGAACACCAAGCGTCCGTCTAACATCACTCAGAATGGTTGCTAACTTCGTATCATCTTTAAATGTTGCTTTGTACGCTTCCTGTGTTGCAAGGGTATAGGCATCTGCCGGAATACTTTCGAGATCTGTGATCCCCTGTGCTTCCAAATAGGAAGCCATACGAGATTCAAAGTTCTTTTTTACAAACACATCATCTCCTTTTTCCAGAAGATAATATGTAAAGTTCCTAGCTGTCTCCATGAGTGAAGGAGATACATCCTTTCCCATAGCCTGATTTGCCCTCGTCAATGCACCATTTGTAAGATTGTCGAACATCTCCGAGAACTTACTGCCCTTGAATATCTGCTTATCCCTGATAGCTCCCTGCGCATCATTATACTTGTTGTCTCCCAACAGTTCTTCTCTCACAGTTTCAAATGCTTCAGATGCAAGCTTCCTGGATTCCTTAGAAGCAACCGGATTAGCAGATTGAGTACTCTGATACTCCGGGTGAATAAGTTTATATGCGCCCTCTCCCAGTGCTGTAACTCTGTCAGCAGTCCATCTTACAGGCATCATAAATGCGTTAGAGACGACGTTTCTTACATTTGTCCGCGCATTCAGCAACATAGATACTCTACGCAGTTCCATGAGTTTCTCAGTCATCGTGACAGGATATTCCTTACGCAGACGATCATACACATTCTCATATGCCGCCTTAATAGCATCCGTATCCCCAGGATCAATATCCGCAAACTGTTTCACCTCGCTGTCGGTCATCTCGAAATTCTGCCACTTATCCTTGAATTTCTTCTGCCCGGCTTCATTCATGCTGTCAATCTCACGGACTAGATAACGCATGGCCGCCTGCGGATCATTATTCAGCATCGTGATTGCTGCTGCTTGGGAGAACTGTCCGGATTCTGTCAGAGCCTTACTCATGTCTCTTACAATCTGCACAGCTTCATCCACTCTTCCTGCATTGGTCAGTTCTTTTGCGATATTATATCCCAGAGGAACCGCCGCAGGATCCTTTTTGGTTCCATCGATCATCTGTCGGAACTGAACAATGGCAGAATCAATGTTACCGCTGGCAAGAATCGCATCAGCTTTTGCTTTGGTATCCGCATTGCTCAACTGTGTATACATATCCGGATTGGCAATAAATTCATTTTTCAACGCCTGCGGTGCATCCGTCTTATTGACAAGTGTGTCATTGTAACTCCGCATACGCTGATTTCCGGTCTGATCTGTGTTCTGCTGCATCTGCATGTTGTTCTGTTCAACGCTCTGTTGTACATTCTGTACAGGAGCCGTATTGCTCTGCTGATTCACATATGCCGTGCTCTTCTTTGCCGCATCCCGCAAATACTTTCCATACGACATCAGAGTATCAACAAACTCTCCCTCTGTGAAAGAGGTTGTCACACGGTTATTCTGAGACTTTGCAGTGCCCTTACCGCTTCCCTTCCGGGTATAGGAATGTCCCTTCATACTGTCGTCGATCTCTGCGGCCAGTGTCACAGCCTTGTCGATGGCACTCTGATTTCCTGTCTGAAGGTACTCGTTGATTGCCGATTTCATCTCCGCATACATGGAAGCAGTATTTTCATTCCCATTGTACATTCCAACCAAACGATCCAATGCTTTGTCCAGATCGTTGAATCCTTCAATTTTCTGTGAATTATACTGGGTTACGTTGACATTTTCAGCAGAATTGGGTATATTAACATCAGTAGCCTTCCCTGTAGATCGCTTAGGGCGTTGGGGTGTGGCAACATTAGTTGCAGCAGCCTCTACAGGGTGGCTATCTTTAATATACATCGTATCCAAAGATAGCCTATGCTTTCCTGCGCCAATAGCTTCGGCAACAATTATTTTCCCATTGATTCTTTTTTCAAACATCATTACCCTGCGCCCTCTTGTATCAGGGTTTGAAGAGAAACTGATCTCGTCTGGATTGTCAAATACTTGTGGAAGCTTCGCAATCAATTCTGCGTCCAAAGGGATTTGATTTCTTCCCGTTTCTGTTTTAACATCGCTGTGATCTTTGTATACATGCCGTATATTATCACTTGACATTTGAATGTTATAGTTTTCTACATCAATGCCTGTCTTATTAAATATATCTGCTGCTAGTTCCTCAGATACCTGTCCAAGGTAATAGTTTTTATTCCCACTTTTACCATCTCCAGATAATGACTCTTTTACGAAATCAGAAAATGACTTGTCCCGGCTGGTCACTCCCTTAGTAGAAGTAAGATTATCTGCCATCAAATCAGAAAACGGATCAACTCCATTTCCTTTTTCATAATGGGTAGGCTGAAATCCATCGTCTGCAACGGAATTGATATTATCTTTTGCCGTATCATTAAAATCAATATCACTACCGACATCTATATTTTGTTTGCTATTGCTATTTCTATTACCGATAGCCCTACCAGCAAGCGCAGTACCGCCACCCATGATACCACCGGAAACAGCACCGGCAAGACCGGAGTATCCTACCTGCTTAAAGACATCAATTACAGCCTGTTTCTCTGCCTCACTTTCTGACATACCCTGCTTCTGATACTGGTCCACGGATTGTGCATAATTGGACAAACCACCGTTAATCAGAATATCAGCTACCTGGTTAATTCCTTCGGTTGTCATCTCACTGGCACCCTCATTAACCATCTGACTTAGCACAGATTTAATAATTCCTTTTCCTGCCTCTTTCGATACATTTCCTGTAAATATACCCTTTAATGCCTGCAAAGGTAGGGCTTCAAAGGCTCCCTCCGCCAGTCCTGCAATCGCACTGGTACCCATGATCTGATTCGGAGACAATCCCCTGTTTGCAGTATCAATAATACTATTATTGTAGGAATTTAAACCTTGCAATACACCAGCGGCACCGGCATTACCACCTGCGAGTGCCATAGCTGTTGCACTATCACCGATGGAAGTTCCGACATTGTATAACAGCTGCCCTGCTTTCCCGAAATCATTACTTACCGCACCTCTCATAGCATTCGACATATTGCTATAACTGTTGGCATAGCCGTTCGGATCAATAGGTTTTCCAGTTAGATAGTCTGCAGTATTTGCAACAGCACCTGAAATCCCACCGGCAGCATTAAGCGGAAACGTGACAGCAGTCCCAATGATTTTATGCCGATTGGCAAAATCAGCAGACTGTTCCTGCTCTTTTGCCCGGTTCTGCCTCTGCGCATAGTCCAACACATCAGCCATAGATAATCCGGTACCTTTAACTTTCTGTGCAATCTCCTTTTTTTGTTTCCATGATTTTAAGCCATTGAGAACATCCAATCCCTGAAAGACAGAATTTCCCATTGTGCCGGAAGATAACGTAGACAAGTCATCAGATGTCACTCCTGCGCGGGATAATGTGCTTCCAATCTGATTGCTTTTCTCCTGTTGATATTTCGGCCATCTCGACTGTTTTACCTCATACTCATACTGCTTGCGCGGACTGAATGTTCTCTCTACAATATTATAATTAGGGATGGATTCATAGCGAGACGTCGCAGAGGATTGTTTGATCCCCTGCGATGCCAGTGAATAATCAGGTTTCTGTGGCAAGCGTGACTGTGCCGTGCTTCTGTTGTTATTCTGCTTAGACTGATTTTCCATATAAGCATCTACCAGTCTGGAATCCCATTCTTTATTATTTTTACCGTCAATATTTACTCTTGCCATATCCTATTCACTCTCCTAATATTCGATACCTGCCTCTGCAAACATCTGCTCAATCTGTGGAATTGTATATCCCTCCTGCGCCAGTGAAGATGCAATATCCGCTGCAACATAACCATTGTCACGCATATTCTTTACCCTCTTTACCAACGTGTTACTGCTATTTCCGGATCCACTTGTCTTGCTGGATCCTGATACCGATAATGTGGTCGGAGCCATTGCATTTTCAAGCATAGCCTTAAATGCCGTATTCTGAAGATCAGCATTTGCACTTGACTGATTATTGATCAGATTACTCATAGCATTCGTATATGTACTGTCCATGTTGGCCAAAGCATTATACAGATCCTGATAGGATGATACTGTATTATTTGCAAGGTCATTCTCCAACTGCATCCGGTATGCCATGTTAGAATCATTTGCAGAGTTCACAGCATCATTGTATTTCTGTTGTGCACTTGCAAGATTGCTATTGTATGTCTGCTCCAACTCTCTCAGATTATCAGCAGCAGTATTCTGAATGTTATTCCGGGATGTGCCATAGTTATTGAGCATGGATGCGATTGCACTCTCACTTGCACCACCAGTAAGTCCCTGTGCATTCAATTGCTGTCTCAAATTCTTCTCATTCATCATCCGATTAATATATGCTTCTCTCAGGGCATTCTCCTCGTTCTGCTGTAAACTGGTTCTGGAATTACCATAAGATGACGCTAACTGATTTTTTGTAGACGCATAATTACTGTCAAGCCCTGATAATCGTTTTGCATATGCAGATTCCAATGCTGACATATTGTTGTTGTAAGCATTCTGTGCCGCTTGTCTCTGTGCTTCCTGTTGTTCTCTCAGCCTTGCTTCATAGGCTTCCTGCTGTGCTCTCAACTGATCAGATAATTGCTGTTGTGCCGCCTGCTGCTGTGATAACTGCTGTCCATAAATAGACTGATACAATCCATTAACATCAGCATTCCCACTAGTGGAATATGAATAACTTCCAGACGAACCGCTCGAAGTTCCACCAGAAGTGCTACCAGAAGATTCGCTGCTACCAGTCGCCCTCGGCCAATTGGTAGGTCCGCTAGGTCGATTACTATTAGCAGGTATATCTGACGGTCCACGATAAGGGCTACCAGAAGAGCTTGTATTACCTCCCAGTGTATTATCTCTTCTCACACCACCTCCACCATGAGTTACAGAAGATGAAGAAGTATGTTTTTTCGGAGCTCTTTCAAGAGATGCTCCCTTAATATTACGAATAGTATCAACTGTTACTTTTGCCATTTGTGTTCCTCCATAAAACAAATGGAGGTATGCAAAAGCACACCTCCGTGATCATATTTATGCTGCTACCAGGTATTTCCGAGTGGTCTTTCCTGCCAGTCCGTCTGCAGTAATCTTGCAAGACTGCTGATATTTAATGATAGCTGCTACGGTCTTCCGACCACAGATACCGTCGATATCATCTTCTGTCAGCAATCCGGCTTCCATGAGTTCCCACTGAATCCACTTGACACCCTCACCCGCGGAAATAAATACCTTGATATTCTTCTTCCTTGCCTGTGCCTTACTGGTTACCGTCATGGTAGGCTCTGTGTAAGGGTTGGTTCCCTTCCAGGTTCCCGGTACCTTTACATCGTAGGTGTAATCCATATTCTTAAAAGTCAAGCCATATACCCATTTTGTCGCGGATACCTTGCTCATGACTGTACCATAGTTAATGCCCTTTGCTTCAATACACATAGGGACGCCATTAACCTTGCCGATATAAACACCTACGTGTCCGGATTTCCACAGGACGGTTCCTACTGCAAAATCATTAATCTTTGCAATCGGCATCCTGGTGTATGCGGTCTGATAGAGTTGGTAGGAGCCGATGTTAAGCTGTCGGTAACCGGCAATCAGTCCAGAGCAGTCCACATTAACCTTGCCGACCTGCCCCTTTCGCCGTGCCTTTGCCATGTAGAAGGTGGTCACGACCTTGGGATACATTCTGTGCATAGTGCTCATTTTGTTTTCGGTCAGAGCACCCTCGGGAATCTTGGCCCCATAAAAATACGGGGTTCCCAGGTGCACTCTTGCATATTCTGACAATCCATTTCCTGTCAACATTTTTACCCCTCCTTATTTACATCAGACTTGTTCTGTAAGATTTCGATTGCCTTTGTGATAGCAACTGGAAGAGGGACGCCCATTATTCCCAAATTTTCTACAATGCTAATCAGTTCGTTTGCGCAGAAAGCAATAATCACTGCTGTCCGGATGTAGTCTGTTCCAAGCAATATATCCAGTCTGTGTGCCACCAGAACAATCAGTAGTGTTACACCCTTTTTAACGAGTCCTTTCCATGCACTGTAAGAACTTAGTGCGCCAGATTCGGATTTATTGCTCTTCTGCCAAAAGGCTGCAATCAATACCCCTAACAGGAAATCCGTCCCCATAAAAATCAGTAACGTGATAATATCTTCTCCCCATCCACCAAAAAGGTTGGCGATAAAACTGCCGATAGCACCGAAAACGGTCAAAATTTTCATTTTGGTTACACTTACATTCATAATATTTACCTCACTTTCTCAATATAAAAGCCGGTCACTCCCGCAAAGGAAGTAATCGGCTCATGACTCTTGGTTACTATGTAGTTGTTGGTAGGACCGTCTCTCACTCTCATAGGCAGCCTCCTACTCTGCAGTTGCGGTCAGATCTGCAAGCTGGGTCTCCAGGGTGTTGATCTGATCCCGGAGAGCCTGTCTCTCTGCATGGACAGTCTCCATGTCATACTCAGTCTGCTCACCTAGAAGAGTATACTCGTATGTTTTGATGACTTTATAGTCGCTGGCAGCGATCCGGGCCTTAAGGTCATCAATCTGCGCTGTCAACTGACTGATCTGCTGCTGCCGTTCCTGCTCTGCAAGCTCCTCTTCTGTGGGCTCCGGTTGCACCGGTGCAACTGGCTCAATATATACAGAGCCGTCATTGGATACCTCATCCCAGCCGTCACCCTCGCGGAACAAAGTTGTGTATGCCTCATACTCGCCATTATCCAGCGGATATTTGCAGTCTGCGTCCAGATAGAGGCGGAAGCCGTCAGTATTTACTGTGATGTTGTCTCCGGTGATCCGGATCACATGAGGACTCTCTTCTGATACAACGACCAGTTGTGTGGTCTTTTTATTTTTAAATTTTATGTAACCCATGTGGGCTCCTTTCTGGCGCTCTTGTGGCTGCGCCCGCCATCTGGTTTGGTTAATTAAATTTCGAATTGACTTAAGTACTAAATAAAGCCTTGGTAAGTGTAATATAACTTCCAACATTGGTGCTTTCGGTAGATGAATACGAAAACATTTGTAATCGCAAATAATGGTTTCCACTTAAAGAACTACAATTATATGATGTGTTTATTGTGTATGTTGTTTTCTCCTTATCATAATTCGGATGAGCATATAAAGTAGTAACTTCAACTCCAGAAGCATTTAACAACTTAACTTTAGGTCGATAATCATCAGAACCATAAGGATTACCTGTTACTTTATAAGATGATCCCTGCAAAGTTAAAGTTTTAAAACTAGATAGGTTGATTGCTGGAGAAGTATAATACACATAAGAACTCATTCCGGTTTGTGATGCGATTTTTAGTGTAACAGCACTACCATTAGAGGAAGCACTTGGCGTAATAGCTCCTCCAGCAGTACCAACCGTCCACCCACTTCTTATCAAAGAATAAGTAGCAGGATTTTGTGATGCTACAACAGCTATTAATTGGTTAAATGGCAAGTTAACTAAAACAATAAAGACAACCAGTACTGGAATTAATTTTGGTAATAATACAGGTCTTAAGACTGTAAATATTCCAATACCTGAAGCTTTAAAAGGTAAAACCATTTTATCAAATACATGGGTATTGGAATCTGCCTATGGAGCTAGTGCTATTACAACAGCTATACCATTTGGCCGTACTTCGGCTATTACATCTAGTTTGCTCATAAATAACACACAACCTTATAATGTCGTTGCGTATGTCAGATGGTTTTATATTGATTAAATAAGCGGGTGAAAGTATGCATAACCAACATAATTACCACTATTTTTATCTGTTCTTACAAAATATAATGACATTCCTTTTTTAATAAATAAACTTATAGCCAAGTCTCCGTCTCCACCTATTGCTAACGCATCGTCGTTTACGTACACATAGCCAGAATAGTTTCTGCCTGCTAAAAAATAAACATAACCATCATCTGAAGCAATATATTTATTATTTTTTGAGTAAGATGATAAATCAACAGCATTTGAAAAATCTTTTTTAGTTAACTTGCCATTTACATAATTTATGGCTGCATTAGTATCATTGATGTCTTTTGCACCGAATGAGGTTCCTACTTGTGTATATTCGGTAACATCAACAAAAGAAACAGTTCCATCGTCATTTTGTATTTGCTGATATTTTCTTAACTGATTTTTAGTTGTGTCTAATACATCATCAACATAGTTTGTTTTTAAATCTGCCATAATCACACCTTAAATCCTTTCTGACCGCCAAGCGTAAAGGCAAGTCGGTTCTGCGCTTTTCTTTGTGCTACTAACGTATTGTATATTTTTAACTGCAACGATTCTATCCTGTTCCAGTCTTCATATGTTGGAACCGATTTATTCTCTTTCCATGTTTTGAATTGTTCGAAAAATGAGAAAGTAGAACTGTTAATTTCTGCCAGCGTAGTTTCAAATAAAGTAACTTCATCGGCATAAATCAGATCTGCTTCAACCTTATCCTCTCCAAGATTAAAAGATGATATTTTATACATAGATTCTGCAGTACTTTTTAGTTCCAAAAGATTATTTTTAATACGGTTATAATCTGTATATAAAAAATAATCTCCTATATAAGTTTCACCATTCCATTCAGAAGACCAATTTGTTTTAGGATCTGACCACATTATGCTTCCTCCACATCTCCAAACAATTCTATATATTTTTCTGTATCATTCAGCCCCAAATACTCTTTTATATCTTCTTTTGTTTTCGGAACTATTTCTCCGTTTGGATAAAACAAGAAAAAATTACCTTTTTCTGTTCTGAATATTTTTCTATTTGTCATTTCATCAACATATATTATTTCAGAAGTTTGCGTGTTATACAGAAGACCGTTAATTATTTTTTTCATTACAACCTCCTTATGTTCTCATTGCTCTTCGTAATTGTAATGATCCACTAAAAGCACCATTAAAGTTTAATTTGTGTGTTTCCACTTCGACTTGTAAGTTATTTACGATATCACTCTCCATGAAAATAATATCAGCAGCTTCTAGCACCGGATCACCTCTGTATTGAATATCATAAGAAATATTATTCGCATAATAATTCCCAAGCCATTCAGCAACAATCCTTGCATGATCTTCCGTTGAAATAAGTTGATTTTCACAATACCTTATTTCGCCAGAGTTGTTAATTGATTTCTTTAGATATACGTTATCTTCAACTACTTGCGGTGTATTATCCTCTCCATTTTGAAATGTATATATTTTGACAAAAACTTCTTTTGTCTTTCTTTCTGCGTATCCATAAGGATTTTCTGTCATAGAGTCTTTTTTCAACTCATAATCAGATAAATCTCCAAAACTGATTTTATCAATCAAAACTCTGTTTTTAGGATATGCTTTTGTTATCTCGAAACGAATACTGTCGAAGTTTTCAAATTCATCATTTAACAATGATTTTTCTTTCAAATCATCATATTTGAAAGTCTTAAGAAGTGTGTCTCCATTATATGTAGATACTTTCATCTCTTTTGGAGGGTTACCCTGGAATGAAATATACAATCCATAATACGTGTATGCTGCAGGAAGTTTTAATGTAAGCACTGGATTCTCCGAAAACAATCCATTTTCATCAGAAACATTGCTTGTAACATATCCTGTCTGTTCAATGGCTGTACCGGTATTCCTCGGAAGAAAAAGTTGTGAACCGTCTACACGCATAAAATTCCTTGTCAGCTCTGCATATACATTGTTGTTTCCATATAATACATTAGTGGCATTTCCCCACCATGCAGTTCCGTTTGATGTAACCTGCATATCTGCCGGATCTATAACATTTGCAAAGTTGGCTTTAATATTTACTCTTCCGTCAGAATCTACAAATAAAATGCATCTTGAAGCGTTGCACAACAACTGTAAACATTCTTTGTGAGATGCTTCTGGCATTGGATTGTGTAGGCTCACATCTCTTAAACAATCGTCAACAAAATACTCATCAGGCTCGAATCCTGCATCTTTTAGAATGCTAATAGCTTCTGCATATGCTGTTCTATCGTATATTTTATTTCCTATTGTATAGTTGTCTTCCAAAGTTGAAAGAACATCATTTGCGGTGAAAGACATTTGATTTTTTTTAGAGTTCCAGTCAGTCAAAAGCATCGTGGCTTTTTTATGCCATTCTACTGTTTCGTCTGACAGGACCATTCCGTATGATAACTCCATTTTTTGTCCTGTTTCAAGGAAATTGATAAATGAATTATCATCGTCTACATTGTATACATTGTTTTTATCCAGTATTGTTACAGATAATTTTCTGTATGGAATCTCCGCTGAAATTCCATTAACAAATTCTTCAAAAGATGCTGTTGACACATCATTATTTCTATATGTCAATCCAACACCCATTACGATTTTTTCTACTCTAATACGTTTATTTCCTCCGACCATAGATATAGGAATTATTTGTATATTTTTGGTGTTTCCGATTACATCTGTTGTTGAAAAATCGTGTTTATCATTTGTATAAGTCAATTCTTTTTCATCTGTAACAATTTTGAAGCTAGTCGGGTAATATTTCCCAAAATCTATTGTAAGTCCTTTGATGGAATACTCTTGTGGAAATGCTACTTTTACAGTTTCCATTATTTTTTGTGTAGTTAATGGAGCATTACGTAGCTGGTACAATCCGCTTGTCTCTCTCGGAAGAAAATACATTTGACCGTCTACACGCATATAATTTTGTTCCAAGGTAGCATATTCCGTATATTCTGCATCATTTCTAAACGGCAAAACCTTGTTTCCCCAGTATGCGTAATCACCATCAAAATGTGCCGTATTTTGTGCATCACCATTTACTACACCGAGAGTAATTGATATGTATGCCCTGTCTCTTATCTTTTTCTGCATTGCAGACTTATAAGCGTTAGAAGCTTTTATCATTCTTCCCACCCACAATCAATTAAATTGAATTTACACGTTTCATAGTTCCTATAAAAAATATCATCCAAAAACAACGGCTTACCGGTAGTGTCTCCTGGATACATTGTGTGTGTATGTCTTACATTGTCGTCCCCAGTAAACGTAACCAGCACAAAAAATGGCTCTAACGCATCTTGCATTTCTTTCCATGTTTCCGCATCTAAACCATTCCATTGAAGATTATTTATCTTCCACAATTTTCTTCCGACTTTTTGACCGACAACTGCAGCATTTACATTTCTTCCTGAATCAACCGTCTGCGACCGAACTATTTCCATTCCTGGAGCCGGGCACGGAAAGCGTACTCCGTTTACTATGATGAAATCACTTGCTCTTGCTATCATTGTGTTTTCCTCCATAGAAAAAAGAGTGGGAATAAATCCCACTCTTAAGTAATAATCTGTAATCCCATAGCTTTCTGACCCCTTAAGTTTGCCCTTGCTATGTCTCTATCACCGATATTGACAGATGTTTCTTTTGCAAGTAACTGCTTAAGCAGGTCAATTTCCTGTTGCATCATTCGCATTTGCGCTTCTGCTGTGGTGTTAATTGCATCTTTGATTCCAGTGATTTCAACTCCACCGGCAACCGCTGTTTTGCCGCCTACTGTTCCGGCAATCTCCGGTACACCGTTTTCTCCTGCCATAAACATTGTGTATCTGCTTGGAACGTAACCACCAGTTTCAAAAGTAGGAATTTTGCCAAGACTAATACTTCCTCCTGGTGCAAGTTGTATTCCGGCTATCGTTATAGGATCCCATGAAAAATTAAGTTTATCATTTATCCAGTTTGCAAAACTATTCCAAATTTGTTTAACAGCCGCTATGGCATTATTCCATGCATTAGATAATCCGTCTTTAATGCCACTCCATGTCCATTTCTCGGTAGTAAAGTATGATTTTACATTGTTCCACCAGTTTGCAAAACCAATGTTTTTCCACCATGCGGTAAATTCACTCCATTTCGTAGAAAGTGCTGTCTTTGCATTTGCTCCCAACTGATTCCATTTTTCAACAGAAAACCAAGGCTTGACAGATTCATTAAACCAGTTTTCTACAATAGGTTTTAAATTTTCAAACACTGATACTAGACCAAATGTATCATTTATGTCCAGTTTAAATTGTGATAGAAAATCAAAGAACTGTCTTATCGGCATTGTTTTTGTTAAAAAATCTGCCGCATCAGAGTTCATCTGTTTCCAAGCGTCAAATAGTATTGAAAAATCAGTGTTTTTTATTGTATCAAAAAATCCACCTTCTCCTAAAAATGAGAAATTTTCATAGATTTCTTTATCATCAGGAAAAAGTGCTTCACCTAATGATTTTCCGACATTAAATCCAATCTCCCAAGTAACAGCAGCTATTGCAATTGTAGGAACTATTCCTATGCTTGATCCAAGTACCGTGGCTGATAACTTATCCGATATTTTTCCCCATATGATATCTCCAACACCAGTAAACTTTAAAAGACCTATTGCTGTGATAATCGTGGTTTCAATCGGTGCAGCATCAAAACTTCCTTTCCATAGATCGATTGCCGCATCTATGGCAGTTTCTATGAAATTTCCGGCAGATGTAAAGATTGCTGTCCAATCCATTCCGTCCAAGAAACTACCTATGTGTCTTCCGATTTTTTCCCAGTCCACAGAATCTATTGCTCTTGTGAACCAGTCAAAAATACCAGTTACCAGTTTGGAAGTATCCATTCCGGCAACTTTAAACCATGCATCAGAATCAAACTTAAATGCATACGCCAGATCTTCTATAATATCTTTTACTGGCTTAAACACCTTGCTTACTTTGTCAGCCCAACCCATAGCTGTATTCTGCATCTTGTCAAATGCTTCCTTCCATACTTTTTCGTATTCAGCAGTAGCATCCATGATTTCCTTGGTAAGGTCAATTCCTGCTCCACCAGCAGAAGAACTTCCGCTTGAACCGCTGTTAGGGTCAATGATATTTAATTCATCAATACCAAGCGAATAACTTTTAGCTTTTTTTGCACTTTTCCCTACTTTATCCAGTGCATCTGCCGTGTCTTCCAAATCTTCATTGTACCCGGATACACCTTGACCGAATGACGAAAAGTCAATCTTGATTCCCAGTAAATTTGCCACACTGACAAGCAGTCTCTTAATCGCAATTACGACACCGTTAATGACAGGAAGTACTTTCTGCAATACCGGAATAAACAACTGTCCCAGTACCATGCCGGCTTCTTTTACATTGTTGGTAAACTGACGAATCATGTTACTTGGAGAATTGATTGTATTCGCCAAGTCTCCCCATGATACTTTGGACTGGTCTAAGATTGCCAGTAAACGCAACTGCTGTTTCTCTGCCTGTGACATTTCAGATACAGCCTTTTCAATGCCGTATTTGTAAGCATAGGTCTGCAATGTGGCATTCGTGATATCGATACCATACTTATACAGTGCTCTTGACTGACCGATTAAGCCGGACTGTAAGTTGGTTGCAACCGTACTGAAATCCACGTTAAACAGAGATGAAATATCCCCGGCAAGCATTGTCATGGACTTTGAAATTGCTGTGGTGACTTCTCCGGTCTGCCCTAAAGAGTTGGTAATAGATGCAAGTTGTGAAGCGTACTGCGTGATCTCCTGTAAATTCAGTCCCAGGTTCTTCATTCCGCTTTCAGAAATCAGCCCACCGTCTACATCTACTTTCAGACCAGACATTTTTCCAAGCAGTTCATTTACACGGTTTCCGAAACTCTGCGCATAATCCTCTGCATTGTCGTAACCGAATTTTTCAAAATCCTTGCCCCATTCCTTTCCTACTTTGTTAAATGCTACCGTGTAGTAATTAAATGCTTCGATATAGTCCGTAGTTCCCTCTATGGACTTCCACAGGCTTTTAATTCCACGGATCACAAGGAAATATGTTGCGTAGAATCTGCCGAAAGCCGCAGCAAGACTGAATGTGCTCTTCGTGGCTCTTCTTGCGCTTGCCGTATAGGTGTTCAGATTACGTCCTAAAGAGTTTGCGGCTCTTTCGGATGCCGCACCGGTAGATGCCAGTCCTGCCAGTGCGTTTGTCATTCGGATAATGTTCTCACTGACATTTGGAACGGTTGAAAGAGTTGTAAATAACTGCTTCAAATTCTTTGCCAGTAAAGGAATGTTTGTGATTGCTCTGCCGGATGCCACACCACCAAGTCTTGAAATCGAAGATGCTATGCTTGCAATATCCCCTACTCCATCTACTTTAGTTCCTGCCATGTCTGCAGAAAAAGTCTTCAGTGCAGAAGAAATCCTGCTTAATCCGCTTGTATCTATTTTCCCCATTCTGTTAATGGAATTTGTCAATGTGGATATGTTCTTAATACCGCTCGCATTCATGGAACTGGCGGCATTTGCGATACTCTGTATGCTATTAGAAATGCTTGTCAGTTTGGACGTATCAATAGACAAGCTTTTCTGAAAATTCGTAAGGCTATTTGCCAACTTATCCAGTGCGTTACTTGCGTTATTCGCATCCGCTTTTATTTTAATCTGCAAAGAATCAATATCTGCCATACCGCACCGCCTTTACCGCAATAAAAAAGGAAGTGTCTGCCACTTCCAAGAAAAAGAGCGGTAAGCTGTGACACCTACCGCTCCTAAAATTACTTTTTGAGATATGCCCTTGTAACCGCACCGACTTTTCCATCTACAGTGATTCCAATACTCTTTTGGAATGCTTTTACTGCATCAGAAGTGGTTTTTCCAAAATATCCGTCAATGTTCGTCTTACCTTTCGCATTTACAGACGGCATAAAACCTTTCCTTACAAGTTCGTACTGCACCCACTTGACATCATTTCCCTTCATCATTGCCAGACGCTTGTAATAAAGAAGTCTTTCCGGCTCTGTATAAGGGTTGCTATGGCTTGTAGAATCCTCATATACGGCATCTAACTCCTTGTACCATACATTCATGTCTACATTGCCATCAATGCCGCCTACACGACCTTTAGAAGTGTACTGCCAACCTACCATGTTAGGCACTTGTGGCTGATACTTCACATCACACTTGCCGTTATTCTTGCCGTACCGTGCAATCCACATGGGATAACTCACACCGCCATAAGGCTTAATGTAAGTCTTGTAAAAGCTTTCCCCAGTGTACACACCGAACTGTAATCCTGCATCGGTGATGACCTTACCGTAAGCATTGATAATAGAAATAATATTTTTGCCAAGACCTTTCATAACGTCATCTTCAACATCAAGATATACTGTCACTTTTCTGCCATTAAGAATAGTAAGCACTCTTCTTGCATCAGATTGTGATTTTGCAACCGTTGTAATATATCCGTATTCATATACTCCGTGCACATGGACATTGTGCTCTTTACAACCTTTCCAGTTCTCCTCAAACTTCTTGTCCGGGTTCAAATCCTTACGGATGACCTTCAGAATAGTAAAATCAATACCGTTCTGTTTTACCGCCCACCAGTTAATTGTCCCCTGGTATGAGGACACATCAATTCCTGTTAAACTCATGTTTGTTTCTCCTTTTTGGGATGTGATAATTCAAAATTAGCCTGCATTGCCATAAGTCCTGCGAGGAACGCTTTCCTTTGCTTCTGAAGTTCTTTTTCATTATTAGCAATGTCCGCACGTTCTATAATAGGCTTGTCAATATACTTCGATTGTGCTTTTCGACCGTTTAGGCAATGGTCTACGGCAACAGATGTTGCTGCTAGTCCATATTCTCCCCACCACATCCACATTTCTCTGTCTCTCTGCTTCATTTCTAGATTGTGTGCTTCTGCATAAGGTTCTAAATCCGCAGGGCAGGAAGAATCTATATCTTTTACTGTAAATCCATATCCTTTTGTGCATAAAAGCCACATAGGGCGTACTTCTTTACAGTATATTTCCCATGTTAGTTCTCTGACTTCTCCGGTGCTTTCTTGGAGTTCTTCTCCTGCTCCTGTTTCAGGAGCTTCGCTAAAAAACCGTTTTCAAGCAGTTCTCCTTGCACATCAGCAAATAATTTCTGAATGTCAGATTCGTCAGAATCGAAATAATCATCAAGCATGGAATAAACCTCGCTTAACTTTGCTTCTTTCTGCTCTTTGTTGTAAGGGTCGAAACCGTATTCATCAGAGTGGTATTTCTGTAAACCGACAAGAATCAGTTCCGGCAGTAACATGAGAATGTTATTAACGGATTCAATGCCATCTTCCTGCTTTTCAAGGTTTGCCAGTTTCTTAATGATGTTGTTCTTTACTGTTGCTTCGTAACCGAATTTAATGTTCAGTTCCTTTTCTCCAAATTTTACTTTCAGCATAATTTATCCTTTCCCCAACCTTTTGTTGGAAAGGAGCCGCCCGAAGGCGGCTCTCTTTTGCTTAAATCAATGTTTCGTCTACCGTTTCATCATTGTCAGCCACGGCAGTGTTATTTGTTTCTGACTGACTTTCTATTCCCCCGTTGTAAGTGCAACAGTAGAATCCAAACCTTTGTATTCCTCAATGGTAAGGTTCATTTCAATCGTCAGAAGTTCATTTTGTCCGATCTCTGGCTGTGGAATCTGCTCAGGTGGCTGTGCCACAACGAAGAAAGATTTCTCTTCTCCGGGAATGACAGTTTCAAACCACATTCTGTTTCCACCAGTAAGAGCTTTGTAGGCTGTGATAAGTGCAGTCCATTCAGCCACGGTCTCTGATGTAAAGTTGACTGTGACTGCAAAAGAACCGCCAGTGTCTGCACGACCTTTTATGTATCTGGTGATTGCATCTTCTAACGCAGAAGCATCAATCTGTTCAGGTTCAATGCTGATGCCGCCAATGGCATTGATTCTTGTAAGTTGCTTAAAACTTGTAGGTTTTGTTCCGGTGGTTGTCTCTGTACCATATCCGAAAGTAATGCCTAAAGTAGAAACTCCGGCTGCTGCCATAATTTATACCTCCTTAAATTTGCATAAAAAAATAGAGCCATATGGCTCTAATAGTTACAATGTATCATCAGCACCCACTGTTCTTTTGAACCGTGCAGTGCTTCTGTATGTGTCCTGCGAAGTATTATTGAACTCCGGCATGGAAGTTATTTGAAATCGCAGACGTTTGAAAAGTCCAGCAACCGTAGCCATGATAGCTTCGGCTTCTTCTTGACTTTTGTTGGTTATCACATCCACCTGGTATGATGCTGTGATTCCATTAACAGAACGTGCTTCAAGGTCTTGTCCTGTCTCTGTGAACGGCATAGCATGAAAGTACACCGTAGGGAATGTAGGGTCTGACAAATCCTTACTTTTGTCCGTCACATAAGCTTTAGGATGGTTCTGCGGTATCTTCATTTTTAAGTACGATGCAATCTTTACTTTGAAATCTGATACCCACTGATATTCATTATCCACTACCAAACACCACCTTTGCTGTCTGTAATACAATATTGCGAAGTTCTATTGCAGTCAGGTACATAAATGGTCTTGACGGCATACCTTTTGTTATATGAAGTTTTCCGTCATCTCCGATATAACTCCAGTAGTATTCTCCTGCTTTCACATAAGTACTTCCATGTACTTCAATGTCTTGTAATGCTTGCCGAATTGTTTTACCGGAGTTGTATTTCCATGTAACACCTTCCGGCAAATCATACGGATAAGGGTTTTCTACCCCCATCTGACCAGTGCCAAACTCCACGAAAAGTGCATGGTCTGTACCTGCGACCACCGCCCAAACACCGCCACCCTTTACGGAGCCAACGTATTCCGCATGAATGCTCCGTAAAAGTTCTTGTGTAAAGATAGCATCAAGGTCAGCAATCTGCACTCTAGCAATCTCTACACCTTTTTCTGCCAGTGTTTCAGCCAATAGCCTACATTTATACTCTAAACTATTTTCGTAGTCTCTAATGGCCTTTACAGCCGCTTGTATGGACTTGTCGTTGAATAGGTTTAGTTCAATCTTCTTCCCCATAGTTCAATACCTTACAAAACTTCAAGTTCTTGGAAAATCTTCATCATTTTAGGAAACTGAATTGCTATCCAGTCCACCATTTCTTCATTGAAAGACCAACCGCAATCAACATTGTATGTGTTGTTCAGCAGTCCGCTTTCACTCAAAAACGCATGGACGATTTCATGTCTTACGGTTTTATTCCGCATCCACACAAAATCTCTGATGTCATCATTTTTTCTCTTCTCTTTCAGCACAACAATCTTTTTAGAAGAATAGTCACAATAGCCATTACATTCCTTTAACTCTGCGTTTTCTTCCTCTGTGCGAAACATGAGAAGATATTCTGTTCCCAAAACATTGATTTTCTTATCTTCCATATCACTTCACCGTCTTCTGCAACAAAAACAAATCTGCTGTAAGTCCTTCGTCTGCGACACCTTTGACAACGTAGTCCGCAGTCTTGCTGTCCACAAGTCCATCATCGTCACGACCTACTTCCGACTTCTTCCAGATAACATCACCTGCCTTAATCGGCAAATAGCCCTTGTCGGTCACGATCTGACAGTAGGAACTGGAATCATCAATACCAAATTCCTTTACCAGTACTTCCGACAGCTTATTGCTGATGTTGGCAGAAAAAAGGACGGGTTCTAAAAATTCCGTAATCGTTCCTTTGATTGACGGAATTTTTTCACCTGCCACTTCATCGTAAATAATGTTACCGTTTTTGTCACGGTTATAAATCGTGACTTTTTCTCCCTGCCGTGAGTACTTCATGTCCTGCTTGTTAATGTCAAGCATCTTTCTTCACCTGCTTGTAAATCTGATTTACACCAGTGCTTGCCAAACCGGAAACAATTCCGACCGCAATTGCATTCAGCACATCATTTGCCGGGAAATCCGGAATAACATACATTCCTACTACTCCGAGAATGCCACCTACAATGCCAACAACAACCGGGATGTAGTTATCCTTAATAACCGGAATCAGCTTCGCTCCAATACCGGCAAGATAGCAGATAACCACGATTGCAACACAAGTTCCTACCTGTGAAAAATCCATAATTACTTACCTCCGTTCTTCAATCTTATTTCTTTTATTTCTTCATACATTTTAGTTGCCATTCCATTTCCACCAAGCGCATGATAAGCATTGTACATCTCAACAAAGTTTTCATACGCATAACTTGGAATTTCTCCCAACTTCATGTACTTATCGTGATACTCAATAAGTTGCACACGCAAAAGAAGCATTGTTCCCTTGCTGTTCGCATCCCTATCTTTCTTTTGCTGCTTTAGGAGCCAGACGATGTAGCCTAATAAAATAGGCAGAACAATCGTATACGTCTGTAATAAAAATTCTTTCACTTCATATCTCCTAACTGTTTATTTGTTGGCACACCGCCCACCACCCTTAAAGTGTGCCGCCTGCAACTTAATTACTGGAATCAGTAACATGGTCACGCACAATCTTCTAAACCCCTCGATTTCGATGGGGTTATAAAACTTTTGCAAATGGAAAAACACCCACAAACAGATCCTCACGGTCTCTCCATGTTCTCGACACTCCATTCTCTGAATAGCTTGCCATGAAGTTTTCACCGGCTTGCGATCTGTCATACACGACAAGATTAACCACCACGGACTGAAATTTTTTCATATCCGCAGCAATCTTCTCTTCCGTGTAGCTTTCCGGGTACATTCTCTTTGCTCTGATGTCGGCTTCTGCTTGACTGATAAGTTGTTCCAAAAGAGGATTTTCTTCCAAATGGTCAAACACGATCTCGGAGCTTTCAGAATCACTTTTAGAATCAATATGAAATTGTTTCAGACGGATTTTTACTTGCTCCAAAGTCGTATATTCTACCATGTGTTACCTCTTATTCATCCTTTGCAGTTACCGTAGTAATACCTGCCTTTACTGCTCTGTAATTAGGATCACACTCGATAATCATAATTTCCTTGCCGGTTGTTGCTTCAATTTCAGAAGTGCCATCCCAAGTAGCATACGTCTTTACATTTCCAAGATAAGAAGGTAATTTACAATCATCTGCTACCTTGTATTTGTAAGAATTGTCGCCGCTTTTTGCAGGGGAAACGCTTACTTTCGTGTATCCATTAGTTGTTTGGCTTGCAGTGCTGTTCACTACCAATGTATCCAAACCGCTTTCTCCTTCGGTTAAAGTACCGATTACGATTCCATAAGGGTTAGGAATTACAGGAATAAACACGCCACTAGCCTTAGTCCACTCAGCAACCGGATCAGGAGTTGCCCACTGGGAAATAGTAATGAATTGCTTTTTGGACAGGCTTGTAAATGCACTTGCTTTTTCTTCTTCCGGAGTTACGCCCCAAAGTCCAGTACCAATCTTTCCGTTTCCAGTAGATACATAAAGAGTAAATACATTATCCGGTAAAAATCTCTTTGGAGTTCTCGTTGTATTTTCCTTGTTGGCAATTCCGTACATATCATCATCAATTACCATGTTCAGACCATACAGGCTAAGTAACAGATTTGCCACTTCTGCAGGGGTAATTGCCATTCCAACGAAATTAACTCCCTTAATAGCTTTCATAATTCCTTCATTCTTAAGCATATAAGAGCGCATTTTTGTAGAAGTCAGTGCGGTATTGACAACATATCCTTTGTCAAGAGCCATCTGAACCATGTCTGCAATATCTCCAAGGATATCATGGGTAGGATCTTCCCAGCCTTTCAGTGTCTTGAACTTATTTACTTTGAAGTCAATAGCAAAATTGAGACCATTTTCGTTAATGGTCATCTTACCAGTAGACATAACCTCCATTTTTGCGATTTCAGTTCTTGTCTTTACAGAATCAGACAGCCGACCCATATCGTCATATACATAGTCAATCAGGTTGCTTTCTCTTACACCATGATTCAGCAACTGGCGTAATCTTTCAGACTGGTTGATTTTTTCCTTAATCAGCAGCTTTTCTACGCTTACTTTTTCGAATCCAGGTCTTACACCAATAGCAGCTTCGGTATCAAATGCGTGTACCATTGCTGCGGTAGGAAGATCCATTCCTTCGGAAAGTCTTTCATACTCTGCTTCAAGGTTCTCGGTCTTGATATCAGGGAAAAGACGGTCACCTACATAATTTCTTGCGATAGAATAGTTTTGGGAAAAATCCAATCTATCCTTGTCTGTAATCATAGATAATACACTTGGCATATTTATTTACCTCCGTAATTTAATCAAAATAGATGCCATTTGCCTTAAGGGCAGTCTCCGCACCGCTGTCAACAGTTACAGGAAGATTTTCCTTAATTACTCTTCCGGCAATGATTACGGAAATAGGCTTTTTTTCGTCATCCGTAATATCAACATCCTCAAACACAATTCCCTTCGCAGAGGAATTATTTGCGGGAACTACGGTTCCTGCCTTGATAATCTTCTTATCATCTACCTGTGTTGCCATTGCTTGTGTTCCCTCAAAAGTTTTTAACACAAGTCCGACTTCACTTGCTAAAATGTTTACACCAGAAGTGTAAGTAGTGGTTTTCATGTAAGCCATAACGTTTATACCTCCTTGCTTACTGTTCGATTACATAGCGCTGATTATATTTCTTTGCCATTTCAGCACCTTTACTTTCAGTTCCACCATTGCCGCCAGCACTACCACCGCCCGGATTTGTGGTTCCGTTTGCGATTTCCTGCTCTTTAGCCTGTGCCGCAGCAGTCTCTTTATCAGAGATAATTTTTCCGAGTACTTCGTAGTCAAAACTTCCGTCATCCTTGATAACCTGTGATGCCTGTTCAGCAGAAATGTTAAACTTGGATGCTGCATTGCTTCTCTGATCCGCAATAGCCTGCGTCTTTTCAAGTTCTGCGATTTTTGCATTTGCAGAATCAAGGTCTTTTTGCAGTCTTTCCGAATCGGATAAATCCTTATCTTTCATGGCTGTGTATTCCTTTTCCAACTCACGCAGTCTTGTCAACTCTTCACTGTTTTTGTTTGCTTTTGCGTTTGCTGCCTGAACATCCTTGCTATTCTCAGCAATGATTTTTTCAATCTGTTCATCAGTCAAACCCATAGCTGTCAGTTCTTCTCTCTTCATAAATTACCTCCGTTATGTCCTACGAATTTTTATACGGTGCAACGACACCGGTTGACATTGCCGGTTTATACGCTCACGGCATTGCGAATTTTTATAAAATAAAAACAGCCACCTATTTCTAGGCAACTGTCTTATTTTGCATTTGTTTTACAATTTCCTGTGCTTTTGCCATCTGCTCTTCCATGTTGATAATGTCAGCAGTTTTCCACAGAGCATCAAGGTAAGGTTTGGAAAGGTTGAAAGTCTTTTCACAATCTCCCCAAAGTCCAACCGTTTTGATTGCAATAAGAGGATGAATACCACACTGCAGAAGTTGCAGTAATGTCTGCGACTTTGTATACATATTATCTTGTGGACTGTGGTTAATCTGCACATCAAAATCTCTAAGAGTGATTTTCAGATCTTCTTTCTTAATGCGAATAACATTCAGCGCAACCTTGGCCAGTCTCTTCTCTGCTGTCTTAACAACCGGATCCTTAAGCCTTGCTCTTGATTTTGAAAAATCCCATCCGTTTCTCAGCTCAACCGCACCCTGCGTATCACCGCCAGTGTTTCCTTGTTTGTTAGGTATTCCCAAAATCGAAAGTGCGCTGTCTGTTAAATCATCTTTGGAAACCTGTGTCTGTGTTTGGTCAAGCTCCTGAGACATAACATCCACATCAGACTTATTGTCTTTATTGATGGACTTTACGACCAACGCATGGTTCATCTTCATTTTTTTGAACTCTTCTTCGTCAATCTCGCAGTTTACAAATTTGTACCATGCCTGGATAAACTGCTCTATACCATCCATTCTGTTTGACTGCGTATTATTGATTGCATCCAACAGATCTATAACAAGTTCAATATCAGACAACCGCTCATGGTTGTTCGGAAATTCTACAATCGGTATTCCACCAAATCCGTGAAGTTTCCATGTATCAGGAACAACCGCACTGTTTTTTATCTTACATTCACAGGATTCCGTGTAGCAGAGTTTGTACCACTCGCCATTTTCATCTTTTAATTCCTGCACTGCCAAAATCGGCTCTTCTGAACTGCGGTTGTAAATAACAAACGTGTTCAGAGGATTAGGTGCAACCACACGGATAGGCACATCTCCATTCACAATCTGAATAGCTTTGAATGATGTTCCGGTTGCCGACTGCCACTCACCAGCTTTTATGTCTTTCTCATGCTTATTTGCATCTGCTAAGTAATCATTCAGTTCATCTACTGCCTTATTTACAGCTTCATCATCTTTTCTGCTGACAAACTGAATAGGCTCTCCGTAAGTCTGAGCGACCTTGAATTGCACCCATTCAAAAGAATGGTTCTCTACTACTCGATTGGTGATATCCTCATTTGACAGCTTTGTTCTGTATAGTACCGGTTGATCTCCTTTGTAGTACTCCCACAAATACTTGATAACTGGCTTATTGTAATAAAAAACACCGATGCAATCACCAATAACCTTTACAATATTGTCTTCGGTTATCTGTTCTACATCCGTATATGCAATTTTTCTACCGTGACAACCCTTTACAAGGTCTTGAAATTTCATAGTGTTCATATTTTCACCTACATAAATGTCATTCCGCTGCTCTGGTCTCTTTTGGGAAGTTTCTTAATCTCACGTTCTCCGGTCTCCGTATGGTAAACAACCATCTTATTGCAATTCCGGCACTTATATGTCTTGTCGATATGCGATTTTGCACTACATTCACCGACCAACCGTCCGCATCCAGGGCAGTACACTCTAATTTTTTGGTTAAAAATCATAAATACCTCTTTTCTGCGCACAAAAATACCGCCCTTGCTGATAAGAGCGGTACTTCTGTAGTCTTCACATGATCTGAGGAGGAAATGAAAAATATCTTGGAATCTTTCTGCATCTTAATAGTATCACGGAAAAATCGGACATATCGGACAAGTTTAATTTGCCATATAACGATCAAATGCTTTTCTCACGCTATCCTCTGTGTTTCCACCACCGATTCTATCAGCAACCTTGTTCCATGATAATTTTTCAACAAAACGTAAATTGATGATCCGTCTTATACGGCTGTCCTGAACGCTTGCAATAAATTCTTCGACTTCATTATTTTTTTGCAGTAAATCGTCCTCTAAAAGCTGTAAAGTAGCCTTCCTGGAATAAAGCAGTGTCCGTTTTCTGCTGTACTCCGGATAAGGGAATCCTTCAATACGAAAATGTTCAGTGCCGCCGCATCCACCTGATACGCTGTCAACAACATTCCCATCCGATTCAATTTTTCTGATATCCGATTCAAGTTTTTTAATCTTCTGCTGTACTTCTTTTATTTCTTCCTGTAAATCTATGTATTGAGATAAAACCTCTTTAGTCACCATAATCAATACCTCCGTCCGAAAGAGAATGGGTTTTGAATTGCTTCTACTTTTGCTACCCTGTTTCCGTTTGTAATTCGCAATGCAAAGTTTGAAAATACATCAGGGACATCATCTAACTGCTTTTTCCCTGAAGCAGAGTACCTTTTCAGTAACGACATCATTACACCGTATGGTTCGTTAGGCTTATACAATGATGGATCCTTGAATATTACGTGTTGTAAAATCCAGTTAGAGCACTGAAAAATTCTTGCTTCTTTGTTTGTTTCAGTCGGTGTGTCTGTGATGTTGCATATCCATCCTTTACTCTCTACACGCTTATTTACTTCCATTGCCACACGGTCACCGCCGGCATTACGCTCAAATTCGCACTCTTGCACTTTATTATTAACAAGTACATTTGCAGCATTTTCATACTGCATCTCATAATCCGCAGTATTGTCGCAAACAGCATCCACGCAGTAATAATCTTCTCCGTACTTTTGCAATACTGGAAGAACAAAAAAGTCGGTTCCTTTTCCCTTGGTATCGCATTGCCCGGTAATAATTTCCGGTTCCCCATGTGGCAGATTAAGATAACGTCTGATTTTTTCTTCCGGAAATAACAATCCCTCACGTTCAATAGGCTCCTGCTTGTAAAGACACCGATAAGAGATTTCATCCATGAGTAATTGTTGATCTTCAAAAAAAGCAACCGTAAATCCGGAAAATTCGTACTCAAAATTGCTTAATCCTGTTTTTGGGTCAATATCCGGAACTGCAATTACTTTTACTCTCGGATTCCCTTCATACATATTTTGGATCCGACCGATTACATCATTTACGCTCCACCTGGTTGCAATATGGATCTCTTTGCAATTCTTTCCGTCAGTATCTTGTGTCTTTCTTTGCCTTGCATCTACCGCATACTTGTCCCACAATTTATCCAAAATTATAGGATTCATAGCTTCTTCGATGCCACCGATCATGTCATCTACGAACAAAAACTTTGATGCACGTACTTTACCAGCATTTTTACTTCCTACGGATGTGCACTGAACGGATGGAAATGGTTTATATTTGCCGATGTTAAACTGTTCCATTTTTGCGTTAGTACTGGTAACGGAAAGATTTGGGAAGATTTCATTCCAAGTGTACTCGTCAGAATTTGTACAAATATCGTACACACCGTCATAGTACATACGTGTAATATCTCCACTGTGGGAGTAAAAAAGGTTGAAATCTCTCGGAAACCATCCGGCAACCAACGCATTCAGCATTTTCTCGACCGTGGTTTTTCCAGCACCAGGGATAAGAGACACGCATAGGATATCGTATATATCATCAATCATGCCTTGAATGGCATCCATGAGACCGATTTTAATAAATTGCTTTCTACGTGGCATATAGAACCGCTCTCTAGGTTCTCTTTTCTTCTCCAAATAGCGGTACGCACTGTCCACAACCTTATTTTGTGCTTCTAGTAGAAGAACATCGTACAATTTATCTGTCAGAGAATAGTGCGTCTTGTTTGCAAAGGAATACTTTTCCAAATCCCATATGGTTCCTCCTGTTCTTTCCATGCAGAAACGCTCTACAATGCCTTTAGAACGGTTTGTTATCTGTAAACCATAAGTTATATCCTTTTCGCCATTTATAGCCACTCTGCAGGCTTCTATATACGCATCAATGACCTGTTCATCAATTCCCTTGCGCTGTATGTAATTGTCATAGCTGTTTACTGCCGATATAAGGCTCTGACTTGCCAATATAAAAGAGCCTCCTTTCCTTACATTTTGGAAATTTGGCTCTCTGCGTAGGCACTCTACGACTGGTGCTCTAAATATTCAATTTACTTCCAATCAAAATACGACCGTTTCCCACATACAGGGCACTTGATATTGTAACTGCCAAGACCATCATGCATTACACCCATTATGTCAGTTGCATCGCATTCTCTTTTCTCGAACTCAAATATCGAACCGCATTTATCGCAGGTTAATCTTTTGGTCGGTGCTACTAATTTGTGTCGTTTTATAATTTTCATCCAAGATTCACCACAATTCTATTGATTTCCCCACATTTTGGGCATTTGATTTCAGCCTGTCCGTTAAATTTTCCTAAAAGGCGGTTGCATTTGCTACAACGATGTTCGGACAGTTTTACATAAAAACATTTTTTCAAAGTTTCCTCGTCTTCCTTTGTATCTGCCACAACAATCGGGTCTTCTCCGAGTGTTGTACATTCAATTTTTATATTTTCAATATTCCCGATGTTTTTATGTGTGACCTGTCGAAACACATCACGTTCTATATTTTCAATTACTGCTGTCATGCTCATTTTTCCACCAACTTTCATATCAAACCAAGAATATACAATATCCCAAGTTCCGATTCTTGCTCTGCGCATTCTCTGACATGAACCAAAATTTCCTTTAGTTGTTCATTATCTTTTTCTGTCATTCTATTTTTGTCAATTATTTCATCGATGCAGTAATATAAACAATTCCCATATCCAACACCTAAACGACTTCCATAAAATGATTTTCCAACAATATCATAATTTTCAGTTTTTAAAATATCGTGCTGATAATCTAAATCGCACCACTTTTTATTATCTTCCAGTTTCTTTTGAAGATATTTTAAGAAATCTACAACTCTTTCTTCTCTATCACTGATGTATAATATCGTGTCTTTCATTTTATTTCACAATCCTTCTGCTTTCTTCCATCACTTTACAGTTCCTTGCAAAATCTCTTTCAATAAAACTTTGCGGTATCCTTCCAAAATTTTCCAAAGCGTACTTATCTACCGCTTCTTTTGAAACATCTATACCAAAATTTATCAATGCTTCTTTAGGTGGCGATTGATACCCGGATAAAGGATTATCAATGTTATTCATTCTTCATCCACTCCTCAAACTCTTTCCGGCATTTAGGGCATAAGTCAATTTCTTTTTCTTCTGTGTACAAAATAATTCCAAAATTGTCAAGCAAACTATCAAGATGGTAACCTTTTTGTATTTTTGACTTAATTTTCGCTTTTCCTTTTCTAATAAGTGTATTCTTTATTTCTACTCCGCACCTATCGCAAGTGTTCCATTCTTTGATATGTTTCATTAGTTGCCCCCTATCTGTATGGATTGAAGAAGTCCTCATCATTTCCAATTCCAAGATGCTTTCTCAATGCAAAATTTGTTATCCGTTCTTGATTAAACGAATTACTGACAATATAACTTGCAAGTTCTCCATCTTTCCATCCGTCCGTACTTGTCATAGAATCATAAATCTGCTTATATTCTCCGGTAAACTTATTAAATTCAAACCATCCTAAGTCAAGTGTTACTCCATAATCATAAAAACCCCTGTCACACCACTTTCTGACATAATACATTAACTGCTTGTACGAAAATCCAAGCCTTTCAAAAATATTACCAATAGTTCTTATGCTCAATTCCCGATCGCTAGAATGTAATTTTCTTTTCTGCTCATTCACGCAAGCTCTGAAAAATATTTCTTCTAATGGCTTCATTCTTCCACCAACTTTCTTATAATCTAAGGTTGTTTTCATGTATTTGAATCAGTAGTTTTTAAATATTCAACAAACAGTAACCAAGCCTGTTCGTATGTTAAATCGCCATAAGGGTTTTGAGCATAGTTTTCTCGGAAATACTCATGGTATTTTTCTTTTTCATACTCGGAATATGAATCCCATTTAGAAACTCCAGATTTCTTTTTGAAAAATTCGCACTCATGCTCGCTATCTGCATATCCGGTTGGTGGAATATATTTTTCTGGATATTTGCAAACATCTAACGTTCCAATATTTTCATTTCTTTCAATTTTAAGATAGGCACAATCATAGCACGTCATTACTCCACCAACTTTCTGCCACACATGGGGCAAAATACAATATCAAAGTAGCCTGCCGCCTTGCATCCTTTATAAATCACGATACCTGGCACTTTATCGCAGTTATTCTTCATAATCTGTGCACATGTCAAATTTGTTTCATTCGCACATTTATTAATTTTTATGTCTGCTCCGCAGATTGTATTTTCGTCATGCCAGTTTTCACAAAATTTACACATGCTTATTTTTCAACCTCTCCATTAACCGTTCACATTTATCAAGATTTTCGCAAGTAATGTTGTTTAAGTATTTTTCGCTTTTGTCAGATACTGTTGTTATATTCATTTGTATCAGTTTCGGTTCAAAATCTTTACAATACTGACAACAATCTTGAAGAATAAGGTGAAATCCATTCATGCAAAATTCCTCCGTAACCCATGCAGACGGAATCGAACCGCCGACACACATCCTATGCGGATGCCGCTCTTCCACTGAAGCTATGCATGGGAATCGCACAGTAAAACCTTTTATGGCTTGCGCTTTCCATAACCAAATGTGCACCACCTACTTGTCACTGACTATCCACAATCTCACAGTCTTGTCTGTTCTCTACTTCATAGGCTTGGTTTTCGCTAAACATATGTGGCTTACGTTTTAGCTAGGGAATAGTTGCACGGAGAGTCGAACTCCGTCAGACCAAACCATGCCAATGCATTTCAAATCTGCAAATTCTACTTTGCAAAAAGTTTTCTGTTCCCGATAATACAACTACTATCCATACATCTCCCATCGACCTGAACTATTGCAGTAGTGCCAGACTAAGTGGAGATAAGGATAAACACGCCCGGAAAGCATCGAACTTTCGTTAGAGGTTTTGGAGACCTCTTTCTGACCAACAGACAGACGTATATAAAGTTTTCACGATTTTTTGAAACTTGAAACGGTCAAACTTTTTCATTGCTTTCCAAAACAAGAGGATTTGTCACTATCTCAACAAAGCTACTTTCTAGGATTTTCACTTCTCAATAATGACTACTGGTCGAATCCTTCATCGACGCACGCCGTACACAGGATTTGAACCTGCAAGCCTTTTACAGCCAACGGTTTTCAAGACCGCTCCCTCACCACCCGGACATACGGCAAATATAGCAGTGTAGTGGAACTGCTATATCCGAAATTGCATTTGCCACTACTTTGTACAATTTCATGCGGACTTTCTACCGCTTACAGCAAGGTTCACCCCTGTCGTAAGTTAGCGCAGATACAAGGGCTTGAACCTTGACAGCATTTCTGCTGGATAGCTTAGCAAGCTACTGTGATACCATTACACCATATCTGCAAGGGGAGGTTTTTTACTTGGTTTTCCTCTGCCCAAGGATCTTTTAGTCAGCCGCAAGCGGCTCTATCAAGTTCCCATGAGATAAACATTAACCGGTGTATTTATCCCCTATGCTTCTGTAATAAGCATACTCGGAGTGTACTTGCAACAACACCTATTGTGACGAAGTGACTCGAACCCATACCCCACGGCTTAGAAGACCGTTGCTCTCTCCATTTGCGCTACGTCACAATGTGCGTTTCCATAAGCTGTATGCCTACATTTAAGGCGCTGACACAGCGCAACACTTATGGCTATTTTTATTTTCGCAGGGCATCCGCCAGTTACCTGCTAGTTTGGAGCGACCAAACCAACTACTCCAATTTTATGTCCGCAATGGCTGTGCGGGATTTTAATGTCTTTACTGACAACCCACGGATTAAAACCTACAACGGTATTCCGCGAAGAGTGGACTATCATAAACCACTCAACCCTCACGAGCCTTTCGACGGCTCTTAACAGCATTCCGCTATGAGGTGAAAGGAGTCTTCCATGTAGATGGAATATTCGCAGATGGCAAAGACCGAAAGAAGAAAACATCTGCGAAACAGGACTACCAGGATTCGGACCTGGGAATGCAGCAGTCAAAGTGCTGTGCCTTACCGCTTGGCGATAGTCCTAAACTCCGGGAGAGAGACCATCTGCTCCCGGATTATTTTTTCGTGAAACACCCTATATTGCTTAATTGTCACGCCTGCGCACGGTACTTTAAAAAACTTGTTGTTGTCGAACGCATTATTCCATTTTTCGTTTCCCGCACACAGGCTGCATACACTCTTGATGCCTTGATTTCTCTGCCACATATCCAATGCCAACACAACACAAGATATTTGGCAATAATAATGGCTTTATGAATTTAACCCATTCAACAATGTGATATGGGATAATTCGCATAATCTTCGGTAACCACATAGGCTATACCCACATGAAAGTTATTCCAAATGCAAGGAACATTGCAAGTGCGAAGAAAGTAACTCCTTCTGATGCTGTTTTCTGTTTTGGAGCATACCATAAAGCAGATATTGCTAAAACTGTCAATACCAACGTTGTCATTATTTTTAAAATCATGAATCCAAGCATTTTTTCTTCTTCCTTCCTTCAATTTCATCGATCATTGCCATTACCAGTGCTTTAGCAAACTGGCTATTGTTGTGCATTTTAATCAGCAGATTTCCTTGCCGGATAAGATATTCCCAGTCTTCATCCGTTTTCGGATTAGCGCACTCTTTATGGATTTTCCAAACTTATGTGTAGATCTCTTTAATCTCCGGTGGCAATTCACATTTCTCCTTAACTGGCAAATCTTCTTTAGGCTCTTTATCAAGCCTGCCCTTTTGGTGCTCCATCTGACAGCTAACCATTTCCGTAACGTTCTCACGGTCTCTCTTGATTCCGTGACCTTGCAGAAATAATTCGCATTGCAGCACTTCACCGCATTTTGAACATTCGTCTTTTATCTCTTTCCCAAATATCTGCATACGCTTAATCTCTACCAGTGACTACTGCTCTTAAAAATACTCCGATGATGAACAGGATATATACCCATGCAGGAGCTTGCAATTGAAACAGTATCCATGCTAAAACTATGTAAATGAAAATCATTACACATCACCCTCTTCCCTATGGTTTGCCCGATCAATGTCAAATCCTTCCGGGTAACGTGCCTTAAGCTTATCTACATTCATCTGCATGATTTCTTCCAGATTCCAACCAAAGGATTCACAAAGCATTGCCAGATACCAGCAAATATCTCCTGCTTCTTTCTTGGCATGGTCAATATCAAGTTCCTTTTCATGGAATACCCACTTCTTCACCATGTCGTTAAACTCGCCAACTTCTCCGGATAAGCCAAGACAAGCGTTGAATATACCGCCAATTGATACATCGTTTTTTGAATCTATTACTTTTCTCTTTTCAAAATCAGAGTATGTATGCTCACTAATCACTTTGCAAAGTCTGTCTGTTGCATTGCCATCATTTGTTCTCATTGCTAATTTCTGATATTCTCTTCCGGTCATTGTTTTTTCTCCTATACACCCTTTTTATTTTTGAGGAAATTTGAGGGACTAAGTAGGGGCTGTTCGCTGGTCTTGTCAGACCCCCTCCCCCGGTGTTCCATGCGGCTTTTCAACTATGCGCAAAATTCGCGCTTCGCGCAGTCTTTATTGACACATCCTTAACTATGCAGTATTTCCGCATGTTTCCGCACTTGTTGCTACTTATTTGCATCTGTGTTGTCACTGTAATACGCTCCGGAATCGGTCAACATTGATGTATTTTTATCTTCAGGCAATACCAATATGCGCAGTTGTGAAGCGTCAAGCACCTGCCTAGTCTGTGTTTGTGTGTTCAACCCTTTTTGTGCCCACATCTTGCCAACGTCCTCATCATTGTTCGCTATCGCCATTTCTCCCATGGGGTTAGATGCAAGACCGTTTGTATTCTGCGCTCTCATTGCTTCTCTTAATCTTTTGTAAACGTCAAAGCGGAATGTACTTAGTTCGCTGTTAATTTTTGTATTCCTATTTCCGTAGTATTTAACCTCTTCCCCTTTATTTAATAATATATTTATATAGCTACATTCTTCGGTTATCTCTGTATCTGACAGCTTAAATATATAGCCACTAGATTTATTAGCTTTTTCCCAGAGGTTTAAAGTATATCTATTTATGCCGGTTAAATTACTAAACTGTATTAGCTTTATAACTCCACCGTATAACTGGTTAAGCCTTATAATTAACTCCGTGATACTCTCAACCTCTTGTACGTCATAAGTCTTTAATTTTGATTTAGACCCGTTCTGCGTGCTCTCTCCTGGTGATGGTTTAAACACAGATAAATAAACCTCGCTCAATATAGCGTCTATAATGTCTGCTCTCTGTTTAGCAGATTTGGAGTTGATATCCATAGCGTTGTTGTATGATCTGTATAAATCTTTAAAAGTGACTTCCGCAAGATCTGAAAGACTTACAATCTCAGCCATGCTCTGCACCTCCTAAAAATCTGCAATAAAAAAATCACTAAGCATCACTCAATAAACCTATGTCTTTTGATCTCCTCCACAGATCAGGTAAAAACATAAATTTACAAAAGTGATCAGCTAGTGACTTCTGATCGGTTCCGGTCTGTCGACTCCGGTGGTCTTGGTTACAATCTGGGCGGCTGCATATCCAGAGTGGGTTGGATTTGCACCGCTGTCACTCGCACCGTGTTAGCGTCGGCTTCCTAACTGCTTTTATCATACCATAAGTGTTATTTATAAATCTACAACAACCTTTTACGCATTTGACAATATGTTATTGTGCTACGTCTGCCGGTGGTCTTAAGTTAATAAAAATCATACGGTTAAAAAATATCATCCGTGTAAATTTGACAAATGGGATTATTTAACAGACAGACAGGTAATATTTGCAGATGGGTGTATGGTGGCAGTCGGTCGGCTCTAGTATTTATATATACTTGGTTATACAATGTCTTTCTGCACTTATTTACTTTTATTTTATCTAACCTTTATTTAATCTAATCTCCTTTTATTTAATCTGCGTCTACAAAATGTCTACAATTTGTCTACAATTTGTCTACAAAATTTAGCACGTTAAAATGTCGCAGTGAAAATAGATCAAGAAAAGCAGGCTGTTACACCTGCTTAATTTGCATATGCCTTTTTTGGCTGCCAGTTATAATTATATGCTTTTTTGCGGTAGTCCTCAAAATCTCTTGATGTATTGCGGATCATTGCCGCTTTTACTGTGATCCGGTCAATTAGTGCCCTGTCACCGTATGCGGTCTTACTGGCCAATAACTCCGGATCTGTCATGTTCTCCAGTGCTTGGAGCGTTTCCGCTTGCACCGTTTCCAGTGCTTGGAGTTCTGCCCGGTTAAATTCTTTCAGTCTTTCCGATTCTGTGTTTTCCAGTTGCTCCCGGTAGTACTGGAAGAACTGCCGGACGTTTGACCGGATCCGGGCGGCTTTCTTTGCTGTGATCTGCTCCGGTGTGCCTTTCATGCTTTCTACTCCTTTTCTCTTTGTATTCGTTCAATACCTTGCTTATAAATTTCTTCCGCTTCTTTCCTCTTGCGTTCTACCCATTCAACATTGCTTTCGTCTGGCCGCTGTCCGGGTAATCCTGCCCATTTCGGAGGATGTTTTATAACGGGTTTAACTTCTCCGTGCTCTCTAGCGGCTCTTTCTGCCGCTGTTTTGGCTTGTAAAGCGTGTAGCCGTTCATTTGCCTGCATGAGTGCGATTTTCTCGTCTAAGGGGTTTATAGAGCCTGTCACGGGCGTTTCTTTTGGTTTCTCTGTCGCCGTGTGCGGTTGTACTGGTTGCAATGCTGCGATCACGGCACCTATAACAAACTGGTTGACACTTACACCGTTCTTTTCTGCCTGCGCTTTGATCTGCGGTTCTAGTTCTTTTGGAAAACACACTTTGTAATCAAATGTTTCCATTGCTGTTTCTACTTTCCTCATGTGATGTCATGATGTCATAGCTTCATGATGTCATGATGTCATTTTGATGATATCACTTTTATGATGTCATGATGTCATTTGCTATGATGTCATTATATTATATTAAACTATGCTTGTCAATATATTATTGAACTATTCTTTCATTTTTTCTAATTCTTTTGTAACGCAAGATAACACAAATTCAGAAACACTCATATTCCGCAAAGTTGCAGCCGCTTTTAGCTTTTCTTTTGTTCCTTTTGGTGACATCACTGTAATTCTGTCGTAGTTGTCTTTCTGATATTGTGCTATGTATGATAGTTCTTTTCCTCTTTCCCGGAATGCCATTTTTAACACCTCTTTTCCTTCTTTATAGAATAGTATCATATTAAACTATGCTTGTCAATTAGTTTTAATGTTTGCATTATATAGGTAAAAACAACTTTCAAAAAATATTTTTAAAATTATTAAACTATGCTATTGACTATATTATTGAACTATGCTATAGTTATCTCAACAAATAAATAAAGCCGGTGACACCTACCAAGCGAACACCGGCACCCAAAAAGAAATGCACCCATATTATAACACGGGTGAAAAGGTAAAGCAATATGTATAACTATTTAGAAGCTATGAAAAACGACATTACAGAGTACATCAACGACAACATCAATTTAGCAGATTATGCAGACCGTGACGAGCTGGAAAGCTACTTAAATGATGAGCTTTTTACAGAAGACAGCGTAACCGGAAACGCAAGCGGCTCTTACACTTTTAGCAGAGCACAGGCGCAGGAATATGTTAAAGATAACATTGATCTTTTAAAAGATGCTTGCGAAGAGTTCGGAACAGATGCCGCAACGGTTGGAAAATGGTTTTTATCTGAGGACTGGGAAAAAATGGACGTAACAATTAGATGTTATCTGTTAGGGCAGGCAATCGCCGAAGTTTTGGACGATATGGGGGAAGAATAAGAGCATGGAGAATTTTATATTACTAATTTTTGCAATGCTTGCCGGGTATGTGCTCCGGTATTATAAAGAGTTAAGCAAGTAAGACAGGCTTACACCGGGGATCATGTCCCCGGCTTGCTTTTACCCGGAAACGGGAAAAATTGAAAATATGGAGGTATCACACCATGAGCGAAAATGAACGCAGAAAAGAAGAACTAATAGGACGACTTGACAACCTCGAAGCCTGCAAAGATAACCCGGTATACCTTGCAGAAATCAAGAAAATACGCAAAGAACTTGCAGATATAAACTGCGAACAATAGCCGCCGCAGAGGATGCCCGCCGGATCACTACCGGCGGCGGTTTTATGGGTTGAATTTACCCAAAAAATTAAAAATATGGAGGAACGAGAAAATGAAAATTATAGAAATTTCGGCAATGCCTGACGGTACAGTAATACAACTAGAGGATTGGCACGACAAAAACACAAAAGATTATAATGATTTATACGGTTATGTAATAGGTGTATATCCAGTTGCTAAAAATTCTGGTCGTTTGGGTTGGGTAAAATCCGGAGAAAAATTTAGAATATCAATTAGTTATAATAAATATGCAAATTATACTGATGAAATGGTGTTGAGTGATTTTGAAGCGTTAAAAAATGGAGAAAAAACATTATCAGATTTAAAAGATCATTTTTTTAATAACTTTAAAGATCAATTTTATTTGGGAATTATAGATTTTGAACATTGACAGCCATTGCAGAGGATGCCAGCCGGGAGCGATGCCCGGCAATGGCTTTATGGGTGTATTTTACCCAAAAATTGAAAAAGGAGGTAACCAGGATGAAAGAAAAGAACATTGAAAGACTTTACAAGCTGTTAGAGCGTGCGGACCGAGAGAAAGACACGGAGACAGCATCCGCCCTGCGGTGGGCGATTTTTGAACTGGAAAACAGATAAAAGACGGCTTGCAACCGTCTTTTTGTCGTGTTCCGTTGGATCTGCTGCCGTCTGGCGGTCTATTTGTGTTACTCTTCCATTGGATCCGGTCAGATCCTGCGCCCGGATATATTGACGGCTTGCGCTGTTTTGGTGTACAATCAAATATTGCAAGGGGGATTTTGTCAAAATGCGAAAAGTGGGAATCGGTCATGTATACGACATTATGGAGAGCGTATCGGATGCCGGGGAACGGCTGGAAACCGTCATAAGTGTTGAGACTGCCGCCGGTGGTATGTCTCCGGAATCTGCGGAGCTGTTGCGGTCTGCGTATGATTCCATGCTTTCGGCAGTCGGAGACCTTGCGAAAGCTGCGACACGGTGACACGTCCAAAACGTGCACTGCAGAAGTGCACAGATGTTCCACACCTTGAATCGGTCTGAAAAAATCTGCGAAAAACCTCTGAAAACGGATTTTTCAGCTTGAAAAGTGCTACCCCGGGGGGTATTTTGAAAAAGGCATTATAATTTTGTCGAAAATTTTTCTTTCAAAAACCTCTGAAAACGAGATTTTCGGTTGAAAATACAGACCTACGGGGGTATCAAAACGGTTGACCCAAAATTTTTTACGAAAAAAGTCTCAAAAAATGAGATTTTTAATAAAACCTAGAGGGGGAAATATTATGAATTGTTACAAATGTGGTAAAGAAATGAGAGTTGTTCCGGAACAGGTGGCTACGGATGATAAAGGATTGCCGGTATATCACAGAATAGGTTATTGTGATGCTTGTATGTCTAAATTCGATATTGACATTTTGGAACAGCAAAAAAATCAGACAGTTCAGAACAATCAAAAGCCACCTAAGAAAAAGCAGAGCACATTAAGTACGTTGGCGGCTGTTTTTTCTATTTTGACATTTACTATTCCGGTTGCTGTTATTCTTGCAATAATCGACATTTCTACTGGTGATAAAAAGAATAAATT